GCAAGGTAATATTCGCCGTCAGAAATGCCGGTGCATTCTGTGATGGTGGTGATAAAGGTTTCCGACTGCAGCCATTGGAAATCCAGAGAAACCGCACGATTTGCATCGATCTCTGTGTTCACATACACACCAATAGGAATGTCGATCTTCTGCGGTTTCTGCACCAGATACAGGCTTCCGGCTTCGCTGGAACCCGACTGATAGGACATCACGATTTCCGCATTTTTCGTCAGAGACAGAGGCTTTGCACAAACGGTCAAGACCGACTTATCCCAGTTAAAACACGTTTGCGAGTAGGACAACATGAAATCATTTTCTGCACTGCAAAACTGCGGATAAGCAGTCAGGAAATCCGCCATTGTCTGATACCTGCCGTCCAGAATCATACTGAGATTTGATGCATAGGTCGAAATGGCATTCTGCCCGGACTGAAACAGGACGGTGTAATTTCTGCCGCTTGTCAGATTATCGATTTGCTTTTGCAGGCTCTCCAAAGTACGTTCTGTCTTTTCTGAATAGACTGTAACCTTTGTGCTAAGCCCATTGATTTGTGTGCCGAAACCATCCCATTGTGCGATTTTAGCGGCAGTGATCTGATCCAATGCGGATTGATTTTCGTGGGTATGCGATTTATCTTCCAGGTGTGTGATGGAAAGTGTATGCTCCTGCAGGGTGTACGTCAGACTGTCGGACAATTCCTGCACTTTTTCATCCACATAAGTAACCTTAGCATAGGGTGTAAGGTCTACGGCTGCACCCTCTGTTAATGTCACTGTAGTTGTACCATTTTTATCTGTAATGGTGATTGTGATAACACTGCCATCCTTCACAACATTCGCAATCGGGGAAAATCCATCTTTCCCGTCTGCACCGGTGTCGCCCTTTTCACCTTTTTCTCCGGGAATGCCCTGCAGTCCTCTATCTCCGGGATCACCTTTATCACCTTTCAAGGAAGAGAGCCAGTCTGATTCAGAGCCTTGATAACCTTGCTCTACCGCAATTTGATATGCAGATTTACCGTCTGTACCTTTTTCTCCGTTTGCACCATTATGAAGCGTTGCAGAAGTTTCACCATCGGCATCGACAATGGTAATTACAACACCAAACTCCATTTGCTCCGCCTTCACTTTGGGGGAAAATCCATCTTTTCCATTTTGAAGTCCAGCAGCCTTTTCGTCCAGTTTTTTCAAAAGCTGCGTATATAAATCCAGAGTCGGCGGAATTGGCGTATCCCCATCTGCGACAAAACCGGACGGTCGGATGTGAAGTGTGACGGGTACTGTTGTTGCACGCAGTGTAGTATCGCTTTCTGCATCGTAGCCAAATAAACTCATCTTTACTGCACCGGGATGCAGTTCAGACGGCAGCAAGCAGGTTGTTCCTTCTATGCCAAGCACCAAATTGTATGTTTCTTCGCACTGCGTGAACTGCACCACTTTGTGCAGCGTTTTCCAAGCCCCATCGAACATGAACTTCACCGAAACAAATGCGATCTGGTCAGAGGCAATGACCTCTCGCTCCAGTGCTTCGATTTTTTGCTGTTTCACTAAAAATTTCATCATTCGTTTTTCACCTCGTTCCATGTATGGGTTTCCGTATCATATTCCAGATAGCCATCTACACACTGGATCTTTTTCAGATAATCGTTGTAGGACTGTTCTCCGGAGGACATCCAGTTGACCGGTTTGGTGATGGCGTTCCACTGAGCGATCGTTCCTTCATATGTGATGACCGTTAGACTTTCACAGTATGTCAGCATATTTTCCCCAAAGGTTCTGCAATTCGCAGAAATGGTAAGGCTGGACAATGCTGTACATCTTGTAAACGCAAAAGCACCAATGGAATCACACGCAACACGAGCCGTCTTCAGCTTTGCACAGCCGCTGAAAACATACTTTCCCCACGTTTTCACGCTGGCAGGCACAGTGACTTCTGCAATGGCAGTGTGATAAAAGGCATATGACTGGATCGCAGTAACAGCCTGCGGAATCGTAACGAAAGTCAGACCGGCGGTATAGCCGATTGTAGCATCTTCCTGTGCAAAAGCGGAATCACCAATGCTGGTCAGTGTAGCCGGCAGAGATACCGTTTTCGCATTGGCACAATGATAAAACAAACGGTCACCCAGACCAGTAATGCCATTGCTGAGCACAATCTCCTTAATCTGGTCGTTTTGATAGAACACAGAATCATGAAAGGTATAATCGTAGGTTGCACCCGTGCCACGCAGCAGCAATTTTCCATTGTCGTAGAGAACATAGTAGATGTTTTCCCCGCACTGTCCGGTCGATAGGATTTCGCCTGCGGTCAAGTCATCCACCTTGGTTTGCAGTTCGGAAATCTGACTGTTCATCGCATCCAGCCGCTTTTGCAGTTCGTCCAGTGTGGCATTCGTCTTTGCCATTTCGGCAAGCATCTCCGTCACTCTGCACTTGCCAAGAATACACTTGCAGTAACCGCATTTGCTCTCATCTGCACGGCAGTCTGTCAGGTCAGAATCCAGAATAGCTGTCGTTCCAGCACGCAGTCTTACAATTGCTAAAGTCAGATAAGTCGTCACATTGTTGTTGGTAAAGGCAGGAATGGTTGGACTTGTGGCTGCTGTACCTGCCAGAACACGAATCCCACAGGTACGAGTGGAACGGTCACAGTAGATTCCGATCGCTACATAACGATTCAGAGATTCATCTACATAAGAAGAAAGGTCGATGGTATGCAGGGTATCACTGATAAAATAGTGTCCATCGATCCACGCCTTGCCCGTGCCGAATGTAACGGATAAATTTTTGACTGTTGGTGCAAAGCACTGCCGGTATGTATCCAGAATCCCATTGCAAATCAGGCTGGACAAATATGCCGTGAAATCCTCTGCGGTATACACCCGGTCAAGGTTTTGTGCGTTAAAAAATCCATAGGAAAAAGACATATGAATATCACTCCATCTCTTTAAATGTCGGGGTCAGACTTCTGCCATTCTGATCGAAACTCTCCACCATGCCAATTAGCTGAATTCGAGGTTGAATCAAGCCAAATCTTCTCTGCTCCACAGTTACATAGTCGCCCACAAAGTAATCCTTGTTGTACTGATACTGGGTGGAAAAAGCAGCGATGGCAGATTCTGATGCCGTTTTTGGCTGCACCAGATGCTCCGCACCGCTGCTTTTCAAAATTTCTAAATATTCCGCATCGGTCACATCTTCTTCCTGTGCCGTG